CCTTTCATTTACACAAAAGCCATTTTTTAGGGTGGGTGCTAAGAAATTCGAGGTAATTATGGCAAAATTAAAAAGAATATTTACTAATGAAGAACGAGCAGAACGTTTATTAAAAGAAAAAAAGAAATTAAGCATTATTACTAAAAAAATGAGTGCAGAACAAAAAACTGTTACAGCACCGTTGATTGAGAATATTGCTTTTTGCGTCGTTCAATTAGATGAAGTTAAAGCAGAGTTAAATAAGAATGGATTTTATGAAAGGTATAAAAATGGAAAAAATCAATATGGAAATAAAGAAACAATAGCTAGTAAGCAATTTGTGAGTTTAGGAAAATTACATACGGTTTTACTAAATAGATTAAAAGACTTTATTCCTGAAGGAAGCCATGGGAAAGATGAGTTAGAAAAATTTGAAAAGAAATATAGTAAATAAACCATGAATTACATTAAAAAATATTATAAAGACATAAAATCAGGAAAAGTATTAGTTGGGAAAAAAATTACCAAGCAATATGAAAGATTAATAAGATTTCTAGAATTTCCAAAAGAAAATTTTATTAAGCAGTATGATGGCAAAAAAGAATTTTATTATTTTAACGAAAGTAAAGCAAATAAAATAATTGAATTTATAGAACAATTCTGTAAGCATGTAAAAGGTCCGCTTGCAGGGCAACTCATAAAATTAGAATTGTGGCAAAAAGCAATGATTTCAGCTTTGTATGGATTTGTGAATGTGAAGAACGATTTTAGAAAATATAAAAGATTGCATTTATACATAGGAAGAAAAAATGGTAAGACACTTTTAGCAGCATGTATAATAATTTATGAGATGTTACTTGGCGGGGAATTAGGGGCTGAGTGTTATACAGGGGCGACTAAAAGAGACCAAGCGAAAATTGCTTGGGATATGGCAAAATTAATTATTAGAACAAATCCAGTTTTATTGAAACGATTTAGATTGACGGTTCATGGGATTTATACTTTGCCTTATTCTGATAGTTTCTTTCAACCAATTTCTAAAGAATCAAAAAAATTAGATGGATTAAATGCTCAAGTTTCACATATAGATGAGTTGCATGCTATCACTGATAATAATATAATTGATGTTATGTGGGATAGTTCGAAAGCGAGAACACAGCCGATTGAAATTATTACAACCACAATGGGAACAGAAAGACAAAGCACTTTTGATGAAATTTATGATTATGATAGTAAAGTTGTGGGCGGATTATGGAACGATGATAGATTGTTAGTTTTCTGTTATGAGTTAGATAACGCTAATGAATGGAAAGAAATTAAGAATGCGTTTAAGGCAAATCCGAATTTAGGAATTAGTCAGTCGATTAATGGATTATATGAAGAAATAGAAAAGGCGAAAACAGATAAAACTAAGTTAGTAAATTTATTGTGTAAGACTTTTAATATCAGGCAAACAAATAGACACGCATGGTTGACTTTCGATGAGTTGAATATTGAAGCAGTATATGATTTATCATTAATTAAAAACGAAATTAAGATTGGTGGATTTGATTTATCTAAAACTGGTGACCTAACAGCATTTACTACTTTGCATTTTGATAAAGTAAATAAAAGAATTGTAGCAGAAACGATGTATTGGGTAACGCAGAAATATGTTGATGAGATGAAAAAAGTTCCGTTTGCAAGGTGGATAGAAGATGGGTATGCAAGAATAAGCGGAGAAGAAATAATAGATTATCATGATATTACTAGATATGTTTTAGACAAAGTTGAAAAAGGGTATGTATATCAATATATTGATTATGATAGATGGTCAGCAACCTATTTAGTAAATGAATTAGAAGCGGAAGGTTTTGCAAAAAAATATTGTTTAATTCCAGTAGCACAAGGGGCAATAACTTTGAGTGTGCCTATGCAAGAATTAGCTGCAGATATTAAGCAAAGAAAAATTTCTTATCAAAATAATCCAGTAACGAAATGGTGTTTGAGTAATGTGGAAGAAGAAATTGACAAAAATGAAAATATCAAACCTACAAAAGGTCAAGCACAACAAAAAATAGACGGTGTTTCAACTATATTGAACTGTTATGTTTCATATATAGAACATGCTAGTTATTTTTGGGAGGAGGATTAAATGAGCATTTTTAGCACAATATTTAGTTCGAAAAAAAATAAAGAAATTAAAGTTACTACATCAAAATTAGTAAATTTATTCGCTCCTTATTTTAGTTCGGTTGTAGACCCTAAATTAAATGAGACTTTTATGTCAGCAGTAGATACTCATGCTTTGCATATTAGCAAAATAAAGCCTAGTGTCTTTTTGAATAATGTAAAATCTAAGTTATACATGAATAGAATTCTAACCTTAAAACCTAATCCAGTTATGGAAGCTGGAGCGTTTTGGGAAAAAGTTGCTAGATTGTATTGGACGGAATGGAACGTATTTATTTATATCGACTGGGATTTATCACGGCCAAGTGAACCATTGAGAAGTTTATGGATACTCGATACGACTAATGTGGAAACGAGTGTTAATAAACAAACTAATGAATTCTATTTGAAATTTCAGTTAAATGATAAAACAATAATTACGAGTTTAGATAATGTTATACATATCGCTAGACAAGTAGGAACGAGTGAAATATTTGGTGAAAAATCAAGTGCGATAAATACGGTATTAAGCGTTATTAATACAAACTATACTGGAATAGAAAATGCGATAAAAACAAGTGCATTTTTGAGATTTGTAATTAATAGTACAACTTCAATGACAGCAGCAAAAAGAAAAACAAAAGCAGCAGAATTTGCAGAAGCATATTTAGGTCCAACAGCAACTGGTGTTGCTTATATGGATGCTTCATCAAATTTAGTCCAGATTAAATCGGAAGCAAGATATTCAAATGCTGAGGAAATGAAGTTTTTTGAAAATAAGATATATAATTATTTGCATATATCGGAAAATATTATTAAAGGAGATTTTAGCGAAAATCAATGGCAAAGTTATTATGAGACCGCAATCGAACCTTTTGCTAATAAATTATGTAATGAGTTAAATTATAAGCTATTTACTACACGAGAATATGATGTGGGAAATAGAATTAAAATAGCAACAGATGAGTTACAAGTAATGAGCATTACTTCAAAAATAAATTTGATTGATAAAACAAAAGAAATTGGGTTATATACAATTAATGAATTTAGAGAATTATTTAATTTGAATCCAGTTCCTGGAGGCGATGAGCGTATTGTATCATTGAATTATATAAGTGCTTCAATGGCTGATGATTATCAAAAAAATAAAGTAAAAGGAGGAATAAAAACTAATGAAGAAGAAAAGTAAAAGACAATTAGATATTGAAAAAAATCCAAAAATAATTAGAATGGCATCAGATGTTGAAATTAGACAAGATGAAAAAAATAAAGCAATGATAGTTGAAGGATATTTTTTGAAATTTAATAAACAGACTTTAATTGGAAGCGAAGAAAATGGTTTTAGAGAAGTAATAAAAACTGATGCATTAGATGATACAGATATGAAAAAAGTTCCATTGAAATATAATCATAGTGATGGTTATTTAGCGTTGGCATCGACTAAAAATGGAAGTTTAGAATTAGTTGTTGATGATGTGGGGTTAAGAGGCAAAGCAGAATTGCTTGATATTCAATCACATCGAGATATTTATGAAATGGTAAGAAGTGGTTTGATATCAGAGTGTAGTTTCGCATTTACTTTAGATTTAGAAAATGGTAGTGAATGGGATTGGGAGCAAGATATTCCTGTTAGAACAATTAAGAAAATAGATAGATTATTTGATGTAAGTATTGTGGATTTAGGAGCTTATGCTGATACAGAAATTTATGCCCGTTCTTTTGATGAGTTAGAGAACCATAAAAAGACAATAGAGATTGCAAAGGCAAAAATAGTTGAAGCAAAAAGCAGAATAAATATAAAATTAAAATTAGGAGGAAATAAAAAATGAAAAGATTAGCAGAAATTTTAGTAAGAATGAAAGCAATCGAAGTTGAAGTTAGAACAGCAGATGCTGAAAATTTAGTAAAATTAGAAAAAGAATTAGATGGATTGTTAGAAGAAAAAAGAACATTAGAAGAAAAAGAAATTGAATTAAGAAATAAATTTACTGAAGGGAATAAAATAATTGTTCCTGAAGAAGGAAAAAATAAAACGAGAAAAGTATCAGTTTATGAAACCATGGAATATAGACAGGAATTTATGGATTATGTTTTAGGTAAAAATAAAGATATTTTAAAAAGGGCAGATGCAGAAACAATTTCATCTGAGATAGCAGCAGTAATTCCTACAGCAGTTCTTAATAAAATTGTTGAAGCAATGGATGATTATGGTGATATATTCCCATTAATTACTAAAACTAATTATCCTGGTGCAGTTGATATTCCTACATCATCAGCGAAACCTACAGCAACATGGGTTGCAGAAGGTTCAGTTGCAGACACGCAAGAAAAAACAACTGGAAAAATTTCGTTTAGTTATTATAAATTGCAAATTAGAGTTGCAGTTTCATTAATTGCAAGTGTTGTATCATTAGATGTTTTTGAGAAAACAATTTCATTAAATATTGCAGAAGCAATGGTAGCAGCAATTGAAATTGCAGTAATAAACGGAACTGGTTCAGGACAACCTGAAGGTATTGCTATTAATTCCGATGTTACAGAAGTTGCTTTTCAAGTTGCAGATGCAACATATAGTGGTTGGCTAACTAAATTTATTGGTTCAATTCCATTAGCATATAGAAAAGCAAAAAAAGGTAGAATTTTAATGAACCCAGCAACATTTGATGCTTATGTTTGGGGGCTTGTAGATACCAATGGGCAACCTGTTGCTAGAATGACTTATGGATTAGATGGAAAAATTGTATATAGATTGTTTGGATATGAAGTATTGTTAAGAAATGAAATTACTTCATTAGTTGGGAACCCATCAGATAAATGTGTTGCATTGTATGTTGACTTAAGCGATTATATGTTGAATACTAATATGCAAATTACTACAAGAAGATATTTTGATGAAGGAACAGACCAATATATTCAAAAATCTACTATGATTTGTGATGGAAAATTAGCAGATACTCATGGAGTAGTTAGATTGCAAACAGCAGTGTAGGGAGAGATAGATAATGGCTAAATTATTAAGAGATGAAATGAAAGTATTTGTTGAAAATATGGTCCATGTAGCAATGAGCGGAGCTAATCCGTTGACAGCGGATATGGTCATAGAAGCTAACACAGCTTATAGAATTCCTTTAACTTTAACATTGGACCCGGCGGACGCAACAGTGCTATTGGAATTAGATAGTGTTGAGGTTGTCAAAGTTGACACACATTATCCTGTTAAGGAAGATACTTATGCTTTAACAGTTTCAAAATTAAATTATGTAACGAGTGAAACAGCTCTAGTAGTAAGCCGAGCAGATGTAATTGCTGGGCTTAAAGAAATCTCAGTTACATTAGTAGCAGCATAAAAATAAATAATTTTGAGGTGAGAAAATGAATAAAATTTTAAATATTGAAGAAATGAGAACTGCGTTATTTGTGGATTATGATTATGATGTGGTTGAGTTAGAACGATTATCAATTCTCGCCTCATCATATTTATATACGAAAACTGGGTTTGATTGGACAAGTGAAGAAAATATTGAACCCTTAGCAAAACAGGCAGCGATTTTATATGTAAGAATGATGTTTTTTGATAATACTAATTATAAGAAAGAAAATGATTTTACGATTGGGTTGGGAAGCCTTATTATTGATTTACAAATAATAGCTGAGGAAAAGTAATATGTTGAAAAAATACAGTTATCCTAATAAACATCGTAATATTCTTATATTTAGAGAAATCGAAAGTAAAACAGGGACAATTAAGGAGTATATTCATCCTTACGGAACAATTATTAAAGCATATGTTAGACAATTAAGTGGGAATGAGCAAAACTCATTAGATGCAACGCAGAATAGTGCTATTATTGAATTTGTGATTAATAGTAGAGCGATTGAGATTGATATGTTTATTGAATTTAATAATAAAGTATATGGGATAGATGGAACTGATGATTTAGAATTTTTTAATACAGAAATACATTTACGAGGTTATCCAGTTAATCCTAAAAATTATACATCAGTTAGGTGGTCATAATGAAATTAATTAAAGCGTTAAATGATATAACTACAAGCGTAGAAACCGCCCTTGTAACCGCAGGGTTGGTAGATGGGTTATCATTATCAACAGATGAAATAAAAACAGCGACAAGCCCATTATTTTGGTTTATAGCCGTTAAATCTAAGGAAGCGAGTGATAAACAGAGTTATTTAGTTTGGAATTTTAAATTAGTTAGCAAAATATTCGGAGATGGTAAACCATTGATGTATCCTTTTGAAGTAATTATAACTTATTATTCAAGAAATAAAGTTATTGATGATACATTGAAAAATATTGAAGATGCTTTTATTGATTTATTTTATATTTTTGATTATGGTTTGATAGATTATGATACTAATAGAATGATGTATTTATATCAATTTGTAGTTAAAGCACAAGTTGCAGAGGTAGAATCATAATGTGTGTATTATTTGATTTAGAAAAAGAAATGAGAACCATTGTCAATAAATTTAAAAAAATCAATTATAAAGCAACACAAGAAGGATTAGAACAAGCAGGAAATAATATGGTTCGGATAATGGCAAGAAGAACTCCACAGGGAAAAGGAACAGGACAATTTAAGCGAAGTTGGAAATTGAAAAAATATCCAAACGCTGTATATGTTTATAATGATAGAGGAACAAAAGGGATTGGTTTAGGAATTCCAATAAGTAATTTAGCTGAATATGCACATACAGGTCCTAAGGCATTTATATTAAGAAGTTTTGAAGAAAATAAAAGGCAAATATATAATGATTTTAAAAAAATTATGGAACAAAAATTAAGCAAATAGGAGGAAAAAAAAATGGCAAAGAAAAATTTATTTAAGTTTAACATCAAGAATTTAAAATATTCATTTGCAGCAGAAGCACCAGTGGATTTAGCGTTTGCAAATAGTTTAGCATTAGAAGCAGATTATGATGAAACAGTTCTTTATGGAGATGGACAAAAATTAGCAATTTTAACCGATGATAAAGGTAAGACAGGAACATTGTCAGTTACTAATATTGAGGAATTATACGAAATTGCTTGTGGGCGTGCGATGTTAGTTCAAGGTGGGCTTGGTGATATTCAACAATTAGAATCTAAAGAACACGCATTATACTATGAAGTTGAAGGAAGTTTAGACGGTAAAAGAATAACAATTAAAAACTGGTTATTTGGTTGCATTACAGGAAAAGCAGGCGAAAGTTATGAGCAAACTACTGATAATCCAACTGTTAATAATTTCGAATATCCTTTAACTGTTTTAGGAACAACCTTGCAAGATGAAGCAGGAACAGCAGATTATAAAGATGCAGACGGAAATACTATAAAATGTTTTAGAATTACAAGTTATCCAGAAGATGCTGATTATGCAACTTTTGAAGCAACAGTTCCAGCAGCAAAACAACCAGATGTAGTAGTATAGAATAAAATAGAAATAGGAAAGTAGGAAAAAAAATGATTATTAAAGTTCCAGCAATAAATAGAAAAGAAATAAATGGTGAAATTATTGTAGAAAAAAAAATGATGAATTTAGAAATAGATACATCATTTAAAGCACATTTAAAATGGGAGCAACATTTCGAGGAAAAAGAAAAATGCGACTTAACTGAATATTCAGCAAGAATTAAAAAGTGGTCGCAACAAAAAGCAACAAGTCAAAAGCATTTTCTTGGATTATTGAGGTTCTTATATTGTTATGTGAATTCAAAAGAATTACCTACATTTTCTGATTTTTGCGGGCTTTTTGATTATGAGGTAGCAGAAGAGATATTAGATGCAATTTCAAAAGTAATTAATGAGATTGGGAACTCTTCTTCAAAAAACTAATAGAGCGGTCTATTTATTTATCAAAATTAGCATCACGTTTACCTAAACATGATGAATATAGACCGCCTTATATTTTAGGCATAATCAAGAAGTGTCAGAATTATGGTATTCCTTATACTTTAATGTGTGAGTTAAATTTTACAGATTTATTAGCATTGATAGTTGAATATGATATAGAAAGTGTTAAAGAATATTATAAAATTAAGCAAAAAGAAAAAAATGATGAAAGAGGTATAAATGTTATACCAGCAAGCAATGAGCAAATTATAAAGATGCATAGTAAATAGGAGCATAGTAAATAGGAGGTGATTATATGCCAGTTATTGGTTTAAGTATTCCAATTAGTGCTGACCCAAAGAAATTTAATTCTGCGATGAAAAGCATGGATAAAAATGTTCGTGCGACTAGTAAAAATGTTCGTGAGTTACAGAAATCGTTAAAAATAAAATGGAATAATGCTCGATTTTTGCAAGCACAAAAAGAAGCAAAAACAGCATTACAGCAAACTAATATAAAAGCAAAATCATTGAGAGATAGATTAAAATATCTAGATTCAGTAAAAACTAGCAAAACCTCTGCAGAATATCAGAAATTAAAAGCAGAATTAGTTAAAACAGAAAGCAAAGCAGTTCTTTTAAAACAGAAACTTAATGCGATAAATAATCTAAAATTTACAAGAATATCATCAAAATTAAAAGCATTAGGAACAAGCTTATCGACTATGGGCAGACAAATGACTACAATGGTTACATTGCCTATTTTAGCATTAGGAACAGCTTCAGTAAAAATGGCATTAGATTTTGATACGAGTTTTAGAAAAGTATCAACTTTATTTGGCGATGTGGTAGTTGACACTGATAATTTAAAAAGTAAAATTAAAGAATTATCGGTTACAACAGGATTAGCAGCATCGGAATTAAATGAAGGTTTATACCAAGCGTTATCTGCAGGTGTTGTAGTTACAGAAGATATGACTGAGGCAATGACATTTTTAGAAATTGCAACATCATTAGCGAGGGCAGGATTTACTACAACAGAAAAAGCAGTTGATGCTATGACAACTGTTATAAATGCTTATGGAATGAGCATTGAAGACGCGTCTATGGTTTCAGATGTTTTGCTTGCAACGCAAAACAAAGGTAAGACAACTGTTGATGAATTAGCAGGTAGTATTTCAAAAGTAATTCCAACGGCAGCAGCTTTGGGTGTTTCATTTACTGATGTTTCAGCAGCTTTAGCAGGATTGACAGCTCAAGGTGTTCCAACCGAACAAGCGACAACTGCTTTAAATCAAGTTTTAGCTCAATTAGGAAAATCTGGAACAACTGCAAGTGATATTTTAAGAAATAAAACAGGCAAATCATTTAAAGAATTATCTGAAGAAGGAATGGGCTTAGAAGAAGTGTTTAGTCTTTTGCTTGAAGGTGCAGAAGGCAATAATGTAGCAATGATTGATTTGTTTGCAAGTATAAGAGCAGCAAAAGGATTTATGGGTTTAACAGCAAATGAAGGAAAAATATTTGCTGAATCTTTAGATTATATCGGAAATAGTGCTGGGCTTTCAAAAGAAGCTTTGGAAAAAATGCAAGGACCTGCATTCCAGTTGCAAACTACATTACAAAGATTAAAAACATCATTGATTGAGTTAGGTGATATATTTATACCTATTGTGTTAAAACTAGCAGATAAGGTTGATAAATTAACTCAAAAATTTTTATCTTTCGATAAAGCCACAAGAGAAACGATTGTTCAAGTGTTATTAGTGGCAGCAGCGATGGGACCATTGCTATTGATTTTTGGAAAATTGACTACAGGAATTGGTGCAGTAATTAAGATAATTCCTGTATTATTTGGTGCGTTGACATTTTTGGCAGCACATCCGATTATATTAGTTATAATAATTGTTGTGGGGTTATTAGCGTTATTATATTCTAGAAGTGAAGAGTTTAGAAAAGTAATTAATTCATTAGCGGGAACATTAGGAAGATTATTGAAACCTGCCCTTGATTTTATAATTAAAGGTTTTACTGGATTGATAAATTTAATTATATTATTAATTGATTTATTAGCAAAAAAATTAACGCCTGTAGTTAAAAAAGTTGAGCAAGGATTAAAAGATGCTTTTGCTTCAATCCCTACATTAATTGAAGCAGTAGTAGATAATACAGAATGGATGATTAATCAAGTTATAAAATTTATTAATCGGTTAATAAAAGGTATTAATAAAGTAGCAAATTTAGTTGG